GGAGCGTTAGCCGTCCTGTTTTGTCCTTCTTGCCCAAACCTGTCTTGGTGTTGAAGATAACAAAAATTCCGTCGCCGATCTTAGCCTCATCATACATGACGATGTTATGGTCCCAAGAGGGAATGGCTTCGCCTTCGATTTCCAAGTTTCCGTCATACTCGAAACCATGTTTGGCTGCCAGTTTTGTGACAATGCTATCCCAGGGGACACTTTGGAGTTTGTCGAAGTAGGATTTGAAATCAGACAGGAACGAGGCATCAGAAATGTCTTCCAACGAGTGAAAGACCATGTTCTTGCTACGCATGTAGAACTTGCCATTCTCAACTCCAAGTATCATGGCGACTCCATCCATTTTTTCTGTCACGTGAAATTTAGCCTTGTCGAGATTCCAAGCCTTGAGGAAGTCGAGCATGTCATGCCACTTGAGTTTATCCAGGTGTACGATCCCCTCCCCAAGCAGACTAATAGCCTCTTCGACTTCACGCTCAATAAGAAGCCTTAAAGCACTGTCAGTCATTTTTTACCTTCTTTGTCTTTGTTATCCAGGATGCGTTTATACATGGCGTCTTCATCAGTCATCCATTCTTCTTCGGTCTCAGCGACTTCATCAATCATCTCTGCAAGCTTAATGAGCTGTGCATTGGATTTCTCTAGTCGCTCCATGTATTTTGAAAGGATAGGTCCCATAATGGCATGCTCATTTGGTTTGTTGTGAACATCTTTATAGAGATCGCCAAATAAAATATAGGCATTCTTGCGGTCGCTTACAGCGTTCTCATAGATCTGACGCCAGAGAAGTTTCTTCTTTTCTTCGAGTGAAGAAAGCGTATCAAGCAGGGCGCTAAAGTCAAGCAGCTGGCGATTTGTTCGTGTATCCAAATCTTTAATGTCTGGTGCCTCAAACTTCCATTCAGGGACTTGCGGGTTAAATGACTGAGGCACGTACTCGTAATTCTCTGCATTTTCTTCAAGCCCAGCAGCAAATTCGTCTTCAAGTAGTTCGCCTAGTTCTTCTTCAGGGGTTTTTGGATTATCTGTCGCCATGTCGGTAATTATCAACAACAGGCGAGAAACAACCAATGAGTAGACGATATATCCACTTTACCAATCAGAAGGATGCTATGGCCATTCAGGAGTCACAAGAATTGTGGCAATCGAGCTATGGCCCAGCTGGTTCTGTATTTGCCGTTGCCGAAGGGGCAAAACATGTTCCAGGAGTTCAACAGTCCTCAATGGGCAGGGCCAAAGTCCGTTCCGCTGCTGTAATATTTGAAACAGCTCTTCTTCCAGATGTTGCATTCCCTGAAGAGGTGATGTGGCACGTGGAAAAACTACCAATTAGAAATGTTGAAGTCGTGTCTCCATCTGAAGCTATCAAATTGCTGGATGGTTCAATCCCAGTAAGTGAAAGCGACCAACTTAAAATTCCTTTACACCCTGCTTTCAATATATTTGGCGATTGGACTAGGATGCCTGAAGATTTTGAACCCTGGATTCCTGGGCAGGGCGATGAGACTTATATGGCAGCCAATCAGCTCTGGCACGAGGATCAAGATGTTGAACTCATGCGGAGCATTTGGAATGACAGTGAGCTGGCCGAAGCTTTCTCACCAGAACTTCTAGCTTTATTGGACGACTAACATTTACAGAAATGAAAGTTACCTTAGTCTATAATCTCATAGCCAATTTCTTGTAATCTTGTCTAGTATATACCTACACCTATGGCAAGAAGAACAGGATCACCAGCAACCAGAAGTATCGTTGGCGGCTCAGCCGCCAATCGTATTGGTGGTGCAATACAAGGTGCGCAAACACAAGCTGCTGCGCCAACTCTCCAAAGAGCGATCGTCGTTGATGTTATCATGGATCCAAACATCCTGACGGTCGAGCAAATTGAGCAGATAAAAGGAGTCGTCAATAACCCAAGGTGGGCTGACATTATGCCTGTTAACTCAATTGTCGCTCGCATTGTTAGCAACGAGGGTGGTCGAGCTGCGAGAACCAACACCATACTATTCCCATTCTTCTCCTCACACTTTCAATTGCCAATTCAAGCTGGCGAAAGCGTCGAAGTGATCTATGAGGATTATTCGTATGGCGGGCAACAAGTCGGTTATTGGATGACTCGTACAAGTTCAACAAGGACCGTAGAAGATGTCAACTACACACATCAAGATAGGATTTTGCTGCCCTCAAGAAACCCAAGCAACTTTTCCTCCGAAGAACGCCAGGCTCGCAAAGTAGACCAACCTGACCCTGGTTTCCCTAATGGTGCCAACACACCATCAACATTTGTGTTAGCTCAAAGTGGTTCAACTGATAATGCCTACGACAGAATACTCCTAAACGCAACTAGTCACAAGGGTGGGGATGCGGATGCTATACCTCTCCAAACCTTTGAATCAGTTCCTCGTTGGCGTAAACGACCACAGGAGCTAGTGTTTCAAGGTGCCAACAACACACTTATCTGCCTCGGAGAGGACAGAAAAGGAGACGTACTTGGCGTTCGAGCAGAAGAAAACCCAGATGCATCTGGGCAAGCAGGCTCAATAGACATTGTCGTGGGACGTGGGAGAATCTTGCCAGAACCCAACGTAGACCCAGGCGACGCTTTCGAAGGTAATACAGCGCCTTGGGTGGTGGGCAACACCCGAAATGTAAATGAAACAGACAAGGCTCGCTACCTTAGGGTGCCAGGCACTAACCAACTTTCAGACAATCTTGTTGAGGGCGACCCAGACCTTGTGCGTGATGCTGCCAGGATATATGTCACGATGCAATCAGAGGTGGACGTGAACTACGGCCTTACAGAGATTGAATACACTGAGAACACCCTGCCAGCAGGGGACAACTTAAATGAGTTGGTACAACCTAGGGCAGGTGAACAAGGGACTCTCAATAAGAGTTATGTGGTTCAGAAGGCTGACCATCTTAGGATGATCGCCCGCAAAGACACTGACAACGAAATTGAAGGAACTATTCTTTTGCTCCGTGAAGGAGCTGCCGAGACAGATTTAGATGTAATCTATATGTCCAAAGAAGGCGTACATATTGACGGACCCAAGATTGTTCTCGGCAGAGGCCTGGCAGAAGTAGCAGGAGCTGGTGGTGACCCAACACCTGGTGGTGAGCCATATATCAGGTGGTCCAAGTTCAGAGACACAGTTGATCACCTACAGACGGAGATTGAAGCACTGAAAGATGCGCTTGTGGCGCAGGACACAAAGACGCATGAAAAGTTTGATCAACTCACGACACTATTGCAGTCGGCGTTTGCGGGGGCGATTGCCATACCTTATAGTCCAATCGCTGCGCTATCGGCAATTGCTGTAAATATAGGGTTGCTAGGAACTCAACTGCAAGTTGACCTACAACAAAATTCCCAAGAAGCAACCCAGGCACACTCGGACGGCAAAAGCAACACTGATAGTTCAGTAGAGGCTGCGGCCAGCGAAAAGATCTTCGGGGAATAATTGAGGTTAGCCAACCTGGTTTTGCCAGAAAAATAATTGGATACATGGAGAAAATATGCCCTCACCAAATGAAAAAGAAAGATTAATTGGCTTGCTCGAACAAGCCTGGCTTGAATCAACTTCCACAATCAATGATTCCGTTGAAAGAAAGATTGCTGAGGCTCGGACAGCAAATTCATCAGAAGGTTCTGAGGTTTCGGAATCGGAGCGTACGGATATTACAACTTTAGGAGGAGAAACTGAAGCCAGGGAGCGTGCTAGGGCAATCACCGATACGGTTATTAGTGAGCTTCTTGAAAAAATCAAAACACTTGAAGGTGTTGTGGTGGATGTCAGGAATCGTGTTGAAGCTCTTGAATTAGTAACTGGAATAGCCTCTTTGTAAACACGTATTGTCCCTGGCTAATACTTACCTCTGATGATTAGAAGAAGCTTCAAGGATGTTGGCGTAAGAAACGAGGTTATTCGTAATAACCCGCTCATTGCAAATCGCTCACGATTGCCAATTGGTATTAAAACCCCTCTTGAACTTGTGGGCGGTTCCAGCATGTTTCAAACCCATGATAACATCGCAGATCAAATCGAAGACAACCTTCGCAACCTTCTTCTTACCAATTGGGGAGAGCGAATTGCTCTTTACAATTTTGGGGCCAATTTACGTCCCTTGCTTACCGAATACAGCAACAAAGACGATTTTGACACTGAGGCAATGGTTCGAATCAATACGGCAATCACCAAGTGGATTCCTTTTGTCACTCCCTTGGGATTCGAAAGCTTTCCAGATTTGGAAGAAAACCAGTTCACGGGCCGAGTCCGTATTTTTCTTTCCTACGCAGTTCCACGACTCAATATCAATGACAAAAACATGGAACTGGAACTCTACATTATTTAAGGTAACCTAACGTGCCAGTAAGCAGCAAAAAAAGACTACTCAAACAGATCAAACAGCGCAAGTACCTGAACAAGGACTTCGATTCGCTGAAAGGTGACCTGCTTGAATACGCCAGGACTAACTTCCCAGACCAGATTCGGGATTTTTCCGAGGCCAGCCTTGGAGGAATGCTGTTGGATCTTGCAGCCTACACAGGCGATGTAACTTCATTCTATTTGGATCACCAATTTCACGAGATGTCAATTGATACAGCTGTAGAAACTGTCAACATTGAACGTCATATAAAAAATGCAGGTGTTCCAATCGTCGGTGCGTCTCCAGCTGTCCTAAATTGTTCTTTCATAATCGAAGTGCCAGCAACTGGAACTCCAGCGGAGCCTAACACTGAGGCTTTGCCAATTATCCACGAAGGTACTGTAGTACGTGCTCAAAACGGAACACAATTTGAACTAGTAGAAGAC